TCGACACGTTCGACACGTTCGGATCGCGCTCGGACCTATGCTGCGTCGGGCGCGCCTGATCGTGCTGGGTCTGGTGCTGCCCACCGTGCTGCGCGTTGTGCTGCGTCGGGTGAGCCGGATCATGCTTGGTCTGATGCTGCCCACCGTGCTCACCGTGCTGCCCACCGTGCTGCGCGTTGTGCTCGTGCTTGTCGTGTTCGTGCTTGTCGTGCTCGGCCATCGTCTTCTCCTCGCTGTTAAATCTTGATGATCGCGTTGCGGATGATCGTCTTCTGAACGACCGGGAATGCCGCCGTGTCGCCGACCACATGGACGTTGTGAGTGTGATTGCCGACCGCCGGACCGCCGCCGACAATACCGTAGGTCGCACCCGGGTTGTTGCCGTCGGAGTTCACGTTCACATCGAGATGCGCTGTCTGGGTCGTACCGCCCACGCCGACCAGCGTGCCCGTCTTGGTCGTGTCGCCGGGCAGATAGTTCGAGGCTGCTTCGCCCATCGCCGCCACGGTGCCGCGCTCGTCCATCAACTGGATCGGCTTGTGATTGCCCCAGTCGGTCGCTGCATCGGCCCCGCGCCCGCCGGTCACCGGCATGAGGATCGGCAGGTTCCACACATGGGTGTAGAGCGACTGGTACATGTTGTCGGCGTGTGTTGCGCCGGACGACGCATCCCCGAAGGTGTCGCCGTTCAGTAGCAACCATCCAGCAGGTGCGGTCGCCGGGTACCAGCCCATGATCAGGCCGGTGAACATCGGCGAGCCACCGACCAGCAACGGCTGCCACGCTCCGCCGATGAAGACTTCCGGCAGTGCGATATCGGTGTTGAACCTGATCTCGCCGGGCTGCGGAGCCGCCGGACGCTGACCCGACGATCCCGAGGGCAAGCCAAACGAGCCGACCACGTTGGCGACCCATCGACCAATCGCGCCGACGGCGGAGTAGGCGAGCGGCAGTTCCTGCAGCGGGCCGGGGCCTGACGTGTCGCGGCCGACCACCATGCCGCCTGCGCCGTCGGTCTCGACATCGTGGACGTCGTTCCAGTCGGACGGCTTGGCCAGCGTGCTGTCGGGGCCGTCGGCCTTCGCAGTGACGAAGCGATGGACAATTCTCAGGGCCATTAGGTCCACCCTCCCTTGCGCACTGTCGCGAAATTCTGCGGGAACGCCCAGCGCTGCGCGCCGAGGACGTTCGAGTGCAGGGCGTCGACGCGCGCTTTGCTGCGCTCGGACACGTAGACCTGCCAGTTCTGCGCCCCCAGCTTGGGGTTCGAGTACGGCTTGGCAGGCATCGCCTGCAAGCGGCCGAGCACCCCGTAGTGCAGTCCGTCGCCGTACTTGTGGATGATCCACTCGTCGCTCGGGTCGATCTCCGGGTAGCCGTTGGCGTCGGGATCGTCGTAGTTCTTGGCGACCACCGCGACCCACGTTCCGGCGTTCGGCTGCCAACGCAGGGTGATGATCCCCGGCACGTACATCTCGATGCCGCTCTGCACCCAGTTGTACGAGGGCGACGCAGCCGCTTGGTCGTAGACCAGCAGCAGTCGGTGTATCTGCCCGAACTTCACGGGCGTGATGGGGTATTGTAAAGTGTTAGGGTCCACGTCAAATGGGATTTGCTCGATCCAGATGTTCGTCCGGTCGGTGAAGTCGCCCCACACCTGCAGCAGCATCTGCTTAAACACAGCATCGGTGACGCCGGGGATTTGTATTTTCACATCGTCGTAGATGCGGCTCCAGACGGTCGCCGGGTTCGGTGCGCTCATCCCAACGTCCCCGTGACAATTGCGGATTGGAAGACCTTGAGGAAGCCGGTCGCCCGGCTGTCTTGGTTCTGCTCGTCGTCGCGCGCCTGCGTGAGGCCGACCACGTAGTAGACGATGGCGGGCATGTACTGCGGCTCGATGCCGATCTGGACGTCGAGGTTAGCGGTGTCGAACACCGGGATCACGAAGCCCGTTTCGAGGAACAGGTCCGGCCGCAGCCGGAACAGTTCCATCATGCACTGGTTGAGGTTGGTGATCAGGCTGTCGGTCGAGTAGCGATACTCGCCCGCCAGATTGTCGGTGTCCTGCAGGAGCGTGCGCACCTGCTCGATGATCTCGCCGACCGAGCCCAGCCGCTGCGTATTGCTGTCGTAGTAGCCAACCGTCCACGCCACGCCGTCGTAGACGTACACCTGCCCGTTCGGCGCAGTGTACTTCTGGCCGGTCGCCGGGCTAGAGGGGAAGTCCATCGGACTAGGCATAGTTCATCCTATCACGGTCCCAACTCGCGGATGATCATCCACGACTTGATGTTCGGATTGTTCGTAGATGTCACGTTATCGTTGGTCTGTCCCTGTCGCCATACTTGGGCGCTGTTACCGCCCAGTCGGAAGTTGAGCGTCATGGGTGCCGTGCCGGGTGAAGGCATCACCGTTTTGAACGGCAGCGTCTGCTGGATCACACCGCCCGCTCCAATGTAGCACTGCTGGCAATCGACATAGGTCGAGCCGTTGAACAGCGCCAGCGTCCACGCTTCCGTCGCCGCCGGGTTGCCCTTGAACACCGCCTCGACCTCGATCTTGCTGGTGGCGCTCATCGGCGTGAAGTTGATGCTGTCGAGCGCCGCACCCTGCGTAATGAGGAACGGTGTCAACTGGCCGGAGTTGAACGTCCCTATGATGTTGCCGGTCACCGTACATTGCTTGACAGCAGTCTGCAGCACCACGTTGCCGAGGCCCGGTGGACCTTGCGCGCCCGGTGGACCTTGTGCGCCGATGCCGATCTCAGTGATCGACATCGTCGCCTGCAACGATCCGCCATAATAGCGTCCACTGTCGTTGCGGTTAATGTAGGCACCCGTGCCGCCGCCGTAGCGCAGTTCAAACGTGTGCGACCCCGCCGCGAGCACACCGCGCCAACGAAGACGCAGCGGCGTCAAGACTTGCGCCGTATTGACGTTCAACAGCTTAGACGCGACCGCATCCGGCGCATTGTCGATGAACAGACAAAGGCCGAAATTGACGCCCGCACCGCCGGTGCCGGTGACGATCTCGGCGTCCACGTCGATAGGGTTGCTGGCGTTCTGCGCCGTGAACACGCGTTGGAAGACGCGCGCGCCTTCGCTGATCTGCGGGATCGTATCGTCGGTCGGAATGACACCAACAGCGGGGAACGTCGCGTTGGTCATGTCGAAGGTCGGCGCAGAGATCGGTAGGAGCGCCGCAGGCGCGTAGACCTTCCAGATCGACCCCGTCCAGATGTACGCTACGCCGTTGGGCGCATTGAACACCTGATTGGCAACCGGCGCGTTGGGGAAGTCGATGGCGGCCATCAAGCGTACTCCCTGACAGTCATCCACGAGCGCAGGTTCGGGTTCGCCGAAAAGCCCGCGCCGGTGTTGGTCATGCCCTGCGGCCAACCGTTACCGCTGTTGGCCCCGACCCGGAAATTGAAAGTGATCGCCGCCGTGCCGGGCGACGGCATGACGGCCCGTAAATGGGCGTTCGCCACGGCTCCGGCTACAGACACTCCCTGAAGTTGTACCTGATCGAGGAAAGTCGTGCCGTTGAACAGAACGATGGAAAAGACATCGGAGCCAGCGGCAGACTTGAAATCAGCGTCGATCACCAGCGTGCTGGACGCGCTCTTGGGCGTGAAGGTGAGGCTGTCGAGCGCCGCGCCACCAGTCGCCAGAGGTGTCGTCACCACCGATGACGAATAGGTTCCCGTCACAACGGCGCGGACGGTGCACTCCTTCTCGACGTGCTGCAGCACCATGCCGCTCACGGCTGGGGCCGCTGGGACCCACTGCTGCGATGTGCCGTCGTCGTACCAGAGGTACATAACGCCGTCGTCGGACTTCCACCACATCTGCCCGACAGAAGGCGATGCAGGCGGCGCGGTGCCGATGAAAATGTTCGCGCCTGCGGGACCCTGTGGACCCGTCGCCCCCGTCGCACCGGCGGGACCTTGCGGGCCCGTCGCGCCAGTATTTCCAATGGGGCCTTGCGCGCCCGTGTTACCGACAGGACCCTGCGGACCTTGGGCACCCGTGTTGCCAGTGGGACCCGGCGGGCCTTGCGCACCTGTGTTACCGACAGGACCCTGTGGGCCTGTCGCGCCCGTGTTGCCTATCGGGCCCTGCGGACCTGTCGCACCGACATCGCCCTTTGGTCCCTGCGGTCCGACATCGCCTTGTGGTCCCTGTAGTCCCTGATCACCTTGTGCACCCGTCGCGCCGGTCGGCCCCGTGGGTCCGACGGGACCCGGCACGCCTTGATCCCCTTGCGGTCCCGGCGGACCGACTGGACCCACCGGCCCCGGCTGGCCCTGTGGACCTTGCTTGCCCGATCCGTAGTTCGACAGCACCCACTGGTACGTGTTGCCGTCGTAGAAGTACGTGTACTGCTGCCCGTCGATAGTGCTCCACCACAGATCACCGGCCAGTGCGCCGCCGGGCGCGACCGCCGAGATCGTCAGGTTCGGCGTGCGCGTAACATCGTTCGGGCCGACCACCGGCACAGGCGGTGGCGGCACCACGTTGGGGATCGCCGGAACAACAGCCACCGCCGACGGCTGGGTCTGCACCCACGTCGCGTTAGACGGGCCGATGTACCAAACGTACTCGCGGCCCGTCGTGGTGTTGAACCAGAGATCACCGTCCGCTGGCGAGGCAGGCGGCGTCGGCGCGTTCGTAACCGTCGGCAATCATCCCTCCATGCGTCGAGGGGTTACGCCCGTGCGTAACCCCTGCGCCGTCAGAGGTTAGACAGGCACCGGCTCGGTGATGACCGCCTGCGTGATCGCGATGCCGTCGATCACCTTGTAGCCGAACACCTGCAGGCCACGCAGCAGCGTGCCGAAGGTGAACTCGGACCGCAGGGTCTCGACCTTGCTGATCTGCGACGCGAAGGTCAGGCCGTGCGAGTGACCGGCGTAGACCACCCACTCGCCCGCCGCCAGCGCCGGAGGTCCGGTAACCGGGCCCTTGGGCAGGAGGTTCGAGACGTACAGGGTGAAGCGGTCGATCATGCCGAGGCGACCGTTGCGCAGGATCGACTGGTCGTCGCCGGACAGGTATGCCTGCCGGAGTTCCGACCCCTTGATCAGCGCGGCAGCCCATGCCGGGATGATGACCCACCGCCCCTGCTCGGGGATGTTCTGCTCGTCGAGCACCAGCCCCATGCGCAGGATCAGTTGCAGGATGGTAATCTGCCCGGCGACCGGCGGGTTCGCCTGATTGGCAACGACCGGGACCGGAGTGCCGGTGACGCCGAGGTTGATGTTGCCGCTGATCTTGCCTGCGGTCGCGCCTTGGTTCTGCGCGGCGCACTGCCCGAGCATGCCGAGCAGGACGATCTGGTCGACCTGAATTTTCATCTGCTGGGCGGCGTCGTCGGACCAGATGCCCATCAGGTTGATGTCGCTCTGGATTTCCATGACGTCGTCCAAAATCTCGTTGAAGTAGAGACCTTGGTCGATCTTGAGGTCGACGATGTTGGACGCGGGCCGGTCGACCGAAAGCTGACCGCCGACCAGATACGGCCGGATGGTGATCGTCGGCTTCGTGCGGATGTGAACGGTATCGCCTTGGTTCTTGATCTCGCCTTCGTAGTCGGTGTTCGAGATCGCGGCGAGGACGGTCGAGGCGTAGAACTTCTCGATCAGCTTGCCCGACCAAATCTCGGGGATGAACGTACCCGAGTATGGCGGGGTGGGCTGTAGGGAGCCTGTCGGGAAGATAGGCGGGGTAGTGCCGGAACCAGCGAGCGGGAAGCCAGCCATCGTGCGCTCCTAAGAGTTGGCCGATCCAACCCCTGAGCGGCTAACGATTGCCGTTCCAGTCCATGGGTCGGACCGTGCGTTGATCAGGAATGATCCGCCCCTCGTGCTGCGCGGCGATGATGTCGGCGTCGATGGCTGCCCTGTCTGCCTCGCGCGTCCGCCACTTCCCCGCAGCGCACTCGGTATAGAACCGAGAGATATCTTGGGCGGTGTACATCGGCTTATCGGCGGGCATCTGCGCGCTCGACTGGGCTCTGCCGGGAGCCGCGAGTTGATCCAACGACAAGCGCGTCCCCAGTGGCACCCCGGGCACTGCAGGCGGCATACCCGGCTGCGGTGATGCGGGTTGCGGCTGCTGGGGCGG